ACGCTAGGAGCAACCTGTGCCGAACACCGAAGCCACCGACAAGCCCATCACCGTCACGTGGAAGGGCAAGACCTACCGCATCATCCCGTCTGCCGAATGGGACATCGAGACCATCGAGGCCATGGAAGACGGCAAGATGACCCACATGCTTCGCGGCATGCTCGCCGACGGTGGCTATGCCCGACTCCGCGAGACCAAGCCGCTCATCGCCGACCTCACGGACTTCTTCGAGAAGGCCCAGAAGGCGCTCGGCATCTCGGGAAACTGATGACGCTCGGAGCGCTACTCCGCGACCACCAGGACGCGCTAGAGGCTGACCTCCAGCGTTACTACCAGGTGGACATCGCGGAACTGTGGCGCTCCGGGCTCTCAGTCCGCCGACTCTCTGTCTTCGTCGCGGCGCTCCCGCCCGACTCCATGACCGTCTCGGCGCTGACCAAAATGCCGCGCGAGTGGGCCGACGTGACCCCGTGGCTCCTCGACTACGTCATCCAGTACCTCACTGGTGAGCCTCACCCCGCTCGTCCGGACCTCGCGCAGGCCAAGGACAAGCAGGCCGAACGCCTCACCGCACTGCTCGATCACAAACGGCGCATGGCCGAACGTGAGGCACTACTCGCTCAAGAACCCTAGGAGGCCGAATGGCTGTCGTCGGATACGCCACCATCCAACTGATCCCGTCCCTCCAGGGCTTCGGCAACTCCGTTCGCGGCCAGATCCAGCCGATCTCTCGCCAGGTCGGCCAGTCCGCAGGTAAGGAATCCGGCGGGCTCTTCGGCAACTCCTTCGTCGGCTCCGTCGGCCGCATCATGAGCGCCGCTGGCATCTACGAGATCGGCTCGCGGATCGCCAGCGGCTTCTCGGCGGCCTTCACCGCGGGCATCCAGGGCGTCGCCAACCTCCAGGCCTACTCCATCTCCTTCGAGACCCTGCTCGGCTCTGCCAGCAAGGCCCAGGACATGATCAAGAGCCTCTACTCCTTCGCGGCCAGGACCCCGTTCGACGTCGAAGGCTCTGTCGTCGGCGCCCAGAAACTGCTCGGCGTCGGCGTCGCAGCCAAGGACGTCGTCCCCACCCTGACCACCCTCGGTGACGCTGTCGGCGCGCTCGGTGGCTCCACGGGCGACTTCAACTCGGTGCTTCTCGCGTACAGCCAGATCATGGCCCGCGGCAAGGTGTCCACACAGGATCTCTACCAGATCTCGAACACCGGCATCCCGATCTTCCAGTTGATGTCCAAGGCCCTCGGGAAGCCCGTCGGTGAGATCCAGAAACTCATCGAGACCGGCAAACTGGCCTCCCAGGACGTCCTCCCGCAACTCCTCGACGTCATGAATCAGGAATACGGCGGGGCCATGGCTAAGCAGGCCACGACTCTGACCGGCCTGTTCTCGACCATGAAAGACACGGTCAACCAGGCACTCACCACGGCCATGACGCCGCTGGCGACGTACCTCCAGACCATCCTCCCGGGCGCGACCACGACCGCGACCAACGCCATCCAGTTCATCAGCGACAAACTCGGCCTCGTCGGTGACTTCTTCGCCGCCCACAAGGACGAGTTCGCCACCGCGTTCCAGCCCTTCGCTGACGCGCTCGCCAACACCGACTGGGAAGGCCTCCTCGGCACCATCGCTGGTGGCCTCGGCGCCGTCGCCCTCGGCCTGACGCCCGTTGTCAAGGACTTCGGCGACATGGCTAGCGTCATCCTGCCGCCGCTCGTTGACCTCCTCAACAGCGTCGGCACGGCCATGGGCGCCGCTGGCACCGGAGCAAACGACCTGGCAGGCGGCTCCAACAACGCTGCCGGGGCCATGGGTCTCCAGAGCCAGCAGGTACAGGCGACCAACAGCGACACGATCAACCTGACCGGCTCGCTCGGTGACCAGGCTCGTGGCCTCCAGTTCGTTGCACAGGAGGTGGCCCCGTTCATCGGCGGCCTCCTCGACATGGCGAACAAGATGGTCGAGGGCAAGAGCAAGACGGACATCACGTCTGACGCTCTGACCGGCAAGTTCGGTACGGCGCTCCAGGTGTCCACCGGCGGCGTCCTCGCCTTCGGTGGAGCGACCTCCACCGCCATCAAACTGGCCGTGGCAAGCATGACGACCGGCGCGGCTGTAATCTCGGCAGGCTTCCAGGCGGTAGTCGCCAGCATCGGCACGCTGCCGAACGCCATCAACATCGCAGTCGCGGGCGTGGCAGCCCGGCTCGGCTCACTGGCCGGAACTGCCCTTGCAGCGGGCCGTGCGCTCGTCATGGCCTTCGGCCGCGGCATCGCAAGTGCCGCGGAGTCGGCAGTGGCCGCGGTCAAGTCCGTTGTGGACCGAGTCGCAGCCTACTTCCCGCACTCGCCCGCCAAGACGGGCCCGTTCTCGGGCAAGGGCTGGACGCCGTACTCCGGCGCCGCCCTCGTCGATGGCTTCGCATCTGGCATCCAGAAGCGACAGTCTTCGCTCCAGCGAGTCATGGACAACACGTTCACGAGCCCGAACATCTCCGCCCAGGTGCCCGTCACGTCCGCCCAGCAGACCGGGGCGCGTGACGCCAACCTGGCCTCCACGCTTGGCCGTGGCGGATCGTACATCGGGGCCGTCAACTTCGGCGCCGGGAGTAACGGAGGGATGGTCGGAGACCTCAACTTCATGCTCCGCAACCTTGCCCGAGGAGGGCGCTAATGCCCACAGATTGGCACCTCGCTTACGGGAGCACGGACTTTGCATTCGGCACCATCGGATCAAAGTTCGTGTTCCCGTCCGACGGCGCTCCCGAGGTAGGGACCGCCGACATCACGAATGGTGACCTCCAGCGTCCCGGCGGTGACGGCAACCTCTTCGGTGTCGACACCCGCGCAGGCACCACGGTCACATTCAACATCGAAGTGAACGGCCAGACCGAGGCAGAGTCCTGGACCCTCTTGCAGGGTCTCGCCTCCGCCTGGCGCGCTGACGAGATCTCGAAGACCCCTGACGCGGTCGCCATGCTGACCTCTCACACCGGTCGCGTCGCCTTCGGTCGCCCTCGCCGGTTCAAGCAGGACCTCGCGCTGACGCCGTTCGGCATCACCGCCGTCACGTGCGACTTCGCGACGGCGGACGACCTCTGGTACGGCCCGCAGCAGCAGGCGGTAGTCACGCTCGTCCCGGCCCCCGGCGGCGGCCTCATCGCTCCCCTGGCGGCCCCGCTGGCGACGACAGAGTCCTCGGACCGGTCGCAGACGTTCACGGTAGACGGGCTCCTGCCAGTGTGGCCGGTCATCACGATCACCGGTCCGATCACGAACCCTACGGTCGAGGTCGTCGGCCAGTTCAAACTCGGCCTCAACGTCACGCTGGCGTCTGACCAGCGGGTCGTCATCGACACCCGCCCCTGGGCCCGCACGATCATGCGCGGCAACGCCAGCCTGGCCGGGAAACTCATGCCGAACTTCGATCGCCTCTCGGACGCCTCGGTGCCTCCCGGGCGCTACGAACTGGCACTCCGCGGCACGAGCGCGACCGGCACCCCTTCCGCAACCCTCACCTGGCGTAATGCCTTCCCGACCCAGTAGGAGACTCTGTGTTTGATCCTGTTCCGTGGTTCGTCGGCGGCGGCGCCCAGCACTCCCCCGAAGTTGCACGCCTTCTGGCGTACGCTGCTACCGGTGGCAGCGAGGGTGTCGTCCTCCCGGGCGACCTCAAGGTCACGGCCACCACGACCCCTGGCGGCACCGTCAGCGTCGCCCCGGGTGGCGTGCTCGTGCTCAACCGTGCCATCGGTGGCACTGCGCAGACCTACGTCGGCCGCATGGTCACCGCTGACACCGTCTCCATCTCTCCCACGACCTCCTCGGGCGCGCGCACCGACCTCATCGTCGCGCAGATCGAGGACCCGTTCATGACGGGCGAGCCGTGGCAGGACCCCGCTGACCCTACGGTCGGGCCCTACATCTTCACCCGCGTCATCTCCAACGTCCCCTCGACGGCAACGCGCCTCCAGGACGTCTCGGGGTACGAGGGCCGCTCGGCCGTCACGCTGGCGCGAGTGACGCTCCCGGCCAACACGGCGACGGTCACCAACGCCATGATCACCGACCTTCGCTCGCTCGCACGTCCGCGCTCGCAGCGCAACGTCTACAGCGGCACGCTGCCCGCCTCGAACCGGAGCATCACCCTTTCGGGCGGGTGGAGCAACTTCCCGAACGCCCCGATCTCGGGCATCGACATCCCCGCCTGGGCAACGCACATGATCATGCGTGTCGAGACCACCTACACCACGGTCTTCGGCAACGACTACTTCTACATGCAGTCGTTCTTCGGCACGGACAACCCGTACGGGCAGATCGCGAACATCACCATCGACGGCACGTCGACTTCCAAGTCGCGGTCGCCCATCCTCAACGCCACCAGTTCCCCGTGGGCTATCCCGGCGGCCCTTCGCGGGACGACCCAAGCCCTGACCACGCGCGTCCGCGCGGCCGGTGCGACGGGCGGCGTCATCAGCACCAACGCGAGCGACTACTACATCGCGGACATCACCTTCATGGAGGCAGCAGCGTGAGCAATTGGCGGTACATTGCGCAGCGGGCCACTACGGGCGAACTTCTCGACCTTGAGGTCCCGTTCGCCAACGGTAGTGAGCCCACCTGGGCACTGTCCGCCGCTGGCTCATTCAAGGGCACTGTCCCACTCCCGTATGGACAGCGCAAAGCGCTCGACGGCATCGCGATCCTCGACGAATGGAACACCCTTCTGTTCGTCGAGGTCGAGGGCCGCATCCGCTGGGGCGGCATCGTCATCCGCTCGGAGGCGGGCGACAACGACTGGAGCGTAGAGGCTACCTCGTACGCAGGCTACCCCACGGGCATCCCGTACCTGGGAGAGTTCTACGGCTCCCGCCAGGACCCGGCAGACGTCGTCCGAGAAATCTGGCGCCACGTCCAGTCGTTCGACCACCCCTCCAGTGACCTCGGCGTCACCGTAACGGGCAAGACGAGCACCACTGTCGGCTCCGACTCGGAAGCCAAGGCGAACGCCGCGGCTGCCGCGTACGCTGACGCCAAGCGCGCCTACGAGAGCAACCGCGAACTGTACACGGTCCGTCGGGCGCACGCCACCGACCTCGGCAAGGTCAAGTCAGCCCGCATCTCCGACCGGACCGCGGCGAACAAGGCACTGTCGGACGCGAAGACCACGCTGGCCGCTGCCAAGCGCACAAAGGACCCCGCCCAGATCGCTGCCGCTCAGGCGACAGTCGACACTCGCCAGCGCGCCGTCAACGCCGCCATCGACGCTGTCACGGCTGCCACGAACGACTACCTTGCTGCCGACGCCGCCGCGGATGCTCAGGCGAGCACGCGCGACGCTGCCAAGGCAGTCGCCGATGCCGCCAACGACAAGAAGCAGGCTGCAGCCAAGGTCATGCAGGAGGACGGCGGCGCCTACAAGATGCTCTGGTGGGAGGCCCCAGACTGCGGGGCTCGAATCAAGAGCCTGGCCGACGAGGCACCCTTCGACTACATCGAGTCGCACGCCTGGAACGCCGACCGCACCTCGATCTCGCACACCATCCAGATCCAGTACCCGCGAGCTGGCCGACGCCGCGACGACCTCGCGTTCATCGTCGGCGACAACATCACGAGCATCGCTGACCCGAAGACCAAGGGTGACGACTTTGCCAACTACATCTTCGCTCTCGGCAACGGCGACGGCAAGGCCATGGTCCACACTGCCAACGGCATCGACGACGGACGGCTCCGGCGTGTAAACGTGCTGAGTCGCAAGGAGACCAAGAGCAAGGACACGCTCCTCGCGAAGGCCCGAAACGCTCGTCTACAGGCTACCGCAGGGCTGACCATCAGCAGCATCACGGTCCGTGACCACGCCAACGCGCGGGTCGGGCAGTGGGCTCTCGGGGACGACATCCTCGTGCAGTTCGACATCCCCGGGCTCGGGCGCCAGTCCATCTGGCACCGCGTCGTCTCCTGGACGCTCACCTCTGAGCACACCGCCACGCTCTCGCTAGAGCGATCCGACTCGTTCACCTATGGAGGGCTTGCCCGTGACTGATGCTTCTGACATCGCCGAACTCGCCGCGCAGATCCAGGCGCTTCGGCAGCAGGTCAACGCTGGCACGCTCGCCACTCGGCTGACGAACTCCTCGGTCGAGACCCCCGGCGGAGACACCACTGTCGTCATCGCGGACACCGTCGACCAGGCTGCCGATGCGGCGCTGACCATACCCGGCCTCCAGGAGATGCTCGACAGCCACGAAGAGGCCATCACCGCGAATCGTATCGCAGTTGACGCAGCTATCGAGGCGGCCACGCAGGCAGGCGCCGATGGCATCGCCGCAGGCGAACTTGCGTCAGCCGCCGCGGACAACGCCCTGGACAGGGCCCAGCAGGCCCTCGATGCGGCAGCCGGAGCGGGCGGGGACTCAATCTACACCGGTCGCCCTCCGACCGCCTCAGACCCCGGTACGGCAGGTCAGCAGTGGTTCGTGTGGGATAGCAACTACACCGTCACAGCGCGATATGTGTACGACGGAGACACGTCCGCCTGGGTGCAGGCTGAACTCCAGAACCAGGTTATCGACAACCTCGACGCCGGGGTCATCACCTCGGGCTACCTGTCTTCTGCTCGCATTGCCGCAAACACCATCCTGGCCGCACAGATTGCCGCCGACACGCTGACCTCTCGCGAGATCGGCGCCGATGCCATCCTGGCGCGCAACATCAAGGCGCTCCAGATCACGGCAACCCACATTGCAGCGTCGACCATCACCGGCGACAAGATCGCAGCCAACACCATCACCGCCGGGAACATCGCGGCAGGCAGCATCACGGCGAATGAGATCGCGGCTGGTTCAATCACTGCAACGCAGATCAACCTCGACACGCTCAACGGCAAGATGGTCACCGGGCTGACGCTCCAGACGGCGACAACCGGTGCGCGGGCCACCCTCGGAACTGTCGGTGTGCAACTGGGCGGCGTCGCATCTAACGTGCCGTCCGTGCGCTTCTACGACGCGAACCCCGACATGGAGGCTCTGGACATTCGTCCGGCGCCGTCCATCCCTGGCGGCATCGTCGTTGGTGGCCGGACGGTCGGTCTCGAAGGCGACTCGGGTATCGTCGTCGGCAACTTCTTCCTTGCCCCTCTCGGGGTGACGATACCGTCCCCGGCGGGAGAACCCACCCCCTTCGGCAACTCGACCACGTTCTACACGCCCACCATCGTGACGCGCGACATCGCCACCTACGCCGTGCATGATGCATCGTCCGGGCGCGTCCTCCTCGACGACACTGGCTGGGTCAACATCCCCCCGGCAAGCGGGTACGCGGCGGATTCGACGCTCGGCTGGCGTGTTCGTCGTACCGGCCAGACCGTAGAACTCTCCGGGCAGGCCACCCGCACAGCGAGCGGTTCCATCGCCGCGGGCGGTGCGCTTGGCACGCTGCCCGCCGGATTCCGTCCGGCGCGCACCCGCCACTTCATGGTTCCTGGCTCGACCAGTGCATGGGCGCGAGTGACCGTCGACTCTAGCGGCTCCATCGTTGTCGGCGCAATGAACGGTACCACACAGTACCTCATCACTGACGAAATCCGCTTCTTCATCAACTAGCAAGGAGGCCCACCGTGTGGTTCCCTATCGGACCCTCGTCCTACCCCACGCATAAGGGGTCCATCCAGTACGTCAACTCCAAGCGCATCGCCGACCAGTTCCTCTCGCTCAAGCGGGACTTCGACGCGATGAAGGCCGCTTCCGGGTCCGAGGACCGCCTGAGCCCCAACGAGGCCAAGCGGTCCCGCCCCGAGCAGGACCGGCTCTACGCCGACTTCATCTCCGGCCGCTCCCCGGTCCGCGCCGCGCAGCCCTACACCTCCCGTCACGACGAGGTCACGCACGGCAACGCTATCGACGTCGGCGTGACCATGGGCAACGGCGACAACCGGGCCCTGACCCCGGCCGAGTTCGACTGGATGCACACGCAGTGCGAACTTCGCGGGTTCACCTGGACCGGCCGCTGGTTCGGCGAGCCCTGGCACATCGAGGGCGCAACTCAGGCCGAGAAGGTGCCTCCGTATCCCGACATCATCGCTGGCGGCGACGACGTCGTCATTTCCACCCCGCCCACTACTACCCCTGTAGGAGACATCGTGAACACCCGCATCAAGCGTGTCAAGTACCCCAACGTGGAGTACCGCTCGTACCTCGTCAACGCCGAGGAGTTCAAGGCCATGCCCCTCGTCACGAAGGACCAGGAGACCTACTGGAACAACGCAGGCATCCCCCTGGACGGTGACGTGCAGCCCGCATGGATCTTGACCAACTTCGAGATCGTCACCGGCAAGGGGGTCTACTGAGATGGCCGATCACGCCGCTCCTGAAATCGCTGTCGACGACATCTGGTTCAAGTCCAAGCGCGTCCTGCGCACCCTGGTCCAGACGGGCATCCCGTCGTTCCTGGTGTTCGCCGGTGTGCTCCCGCAGATCATCGCTGCCCTCGGGCTGCCGGTCGACTCTGCGGTCTACCTGTGGCTCCTGGCAGCTGCAGGCATCGTCACCGCCGTAGCCACCGGCCTCGCTCGCGTCATGGCGATCCCCGCTGTCAACGTCTGGCTGACCCACATCGGTCTCGGCTCCGTGCCGAAGGGGGCCGCTGTTAAGCAGGCCGAGGCACAGGCCGTCACGGCGCACTCGCCGGACCAGATCACTGACGGCTCGGACTTCGCCCCCGCGGGGACCAGCCCCGTGCCCAGCACCCGCGACCACTAACCGAGAGGGGCACCCGTGCCCAAGACAATCTGGTCTCACGACTCGATTCCACTGGTGCCCCCTCGGTTCCGCTCGCTCTACACGCGCCTTCTCCCGGCAATCGACTTCGGTGTCGTTATCTTCGGGCTCGCAGCATTGGCGCTTGGCTCGCGGATCGTGGGGGACTTCACCATCCCTATCTTCTTGCCCCTCTGGGCCATCATGATTGCCGTCGGCGCATTCGTGAGCCTACTGGGACTTATCGTCCTGCATGCTCGTCTCGAACTCGCAGGCATCACAGCGGCCACCCTGGGCCTCGTCGTTTACGCAGGCCTCACCGTCCTGTACATCATGGCCGGATCAGTAACCTCGATCCTCACCCTGATCCTTGTGGTAGTACGCATCATGTTCTACCTGTGGCGGTTTGTAGACCTTCTCGGCGTGGTGCAACGGGAGGAGGCTAAAAAGGCTGTAGACACCGGCAGCCTCGATCTTGCAACAAAGGAGCCCCCACGTGAGTGACGGCGTCACCATCTCCATCATTGGTGGCCTCGTCACCGTCATCGGCTCGATCATCTCGTATCTGATCGTGCTGACCCGCGTCCGTGCGGCCCGCTCAAATCCCAAGGCGGTAGTGCCAGAGGACGAAGAGATCGTAGCCGCCGAAGAGCGCTACGGCGCTGACCCCCGGATGTTCGTCAAGGACATCATGGAGGACCGCAAGCAGTACCGAGAAGAGGTAGCCGCGTACCGCGAGGAGGTCAAGGGCCTCCGCAAGGAACTCAAGGAGTTCCGCGAGCGAGACGTCAAGTTCCGCAACGCGCTTGCCCGCTGGTTCGTCGACATCCTCGCGACCTTCGAGAACCATGGCATCGCCATGCCCTACCCCATCGAGCAGGACCGCGAGATCCTCGCAGATGTCATCCCTACGGCGCTAGAGGCCACCCGCCCTAGCCGTCCCCCAGACTAAGGAGCCGCCGTGCTGTTTGGAACCGTCACAGGGCGCATTGTCGCCACCATCGCCGACCGGATCGGCGACCCCGATGTCAACCCTGATGTGGTCCCCGTGTATGGCAAGGTGCGCTTCACGCCGTCTGTCGACGCCGCCATCTCCTCCACGGAGGGCGCCATCATCCTGCCCACGCCCATCGAGGCTGACCTCGACGAGCAGGGCTACATCTCGATCAACGGCGTGCGCGGCGCGAGCCTGATCGCCACCGACTCCCCTGACCTCAACCCTTCGGGCTTCACGTACACCGTGTCGTTCATCGACCTCAAGTTCGACAAGTTCCCGCTGGCGTACAAGTCATTCAGCATGGCACTCCCCGCAGGTACCACGGTCGACCTCTCGACCGTCACCCCCGTCAAGACCTCCAACGGCGCCACGATCATCCGCGGCGCACAGGGCGACCCTGGCCCCAGCGCGTATGAGGCCTGGCTCTCCCTAGGCAACACGGGCACAGTCTACGACTTCATCGTCTCCCTCAAGGGCGAGCCGGGTGGCGGCGGCTACGTCAAGCCTACCGACGGCATCCCCGCGAGCGACCTGGCCGCAGGCGTCCGCACCAGCCTCGGCAAGGCTGACACGGCCCTCCAGACTGCACCGGTTGCGTCTGTCGCCGGACGAACTGGTGCGGTCACGTTGACTAAAGCAGATGTTAGCCTCGGCAACGTCGACAACACCTCGGACGCCGCTAAGCCCGTTTCAACGGCTTCCGCGAGCCTGGTTCGTTCGCTTTCCCAGGCAGGAACGCCCCGTTCCACCTCAGTGGTCGTCATAGGTGACTCGATCGATCAGGGCGGGGATTCGGACGGGGCCCGGCCGTATTGGTCCGGGTCGGTATGGTCACGGCTTGCTGCGACGTCTAAGGGTGCATTCCAACTGACCCACAACGTCGCCATCGGCGGCCAGACCACCGGACAGATGCTTGCCCGATTTACAGCAGATGTCGTGCCCTACGCGCCCGGTGTCGTTGTGATTGGTGGTGGCCGAAACGACTTGAACGGCGGAGTGGCGAGCGCCACCACGCGAGCAAACCTTGCCGCCATGGTGGCCCTCGCCCGAGCCAACGGCATCGTTCCGGTGCTGCACACTCTGGCGCCGACCGACAGTGCTGGCGCTGGGGCGTACGCCAGCGTGCAGGCTAACCGTACCGGCACCATCGCTCACAACGCTTGGCTGGCAGACTGGGCGCTGGCCCGGGGAGTCGCTGTCGTGGACCTGTGGGCTATTTGGGCAGACTCTGCCACCGGAGGCTACAAGACCGGCTATTCGGACGACGGTACGCACCCCAACGGGGTTGCTGTTTCGGCCGCCATTGCCGCGCTAATTGCTAATGGGCTCCCCGAGTTCCTTAACGCCGATCCCCGACTTGCAACGTCCAACACCGACAGCCTTAACCTGTTCGTTAACGGACTCGCCGCTACTGATAGCAACAATGACGGCACCCCCGACGGGTGGTACTTCCCGGATGCCACCGCCGTTACGACTAGCGCGGCGGCGTACGGAAAGCAAATTACGGTCACTGCCGGAACCGGCACGCAGAAAACAGCGTACGGCCCCAGCACCACCGCGTACTTGACTGGGGACGTACTGGCATTTTCTGGCCGCATTACGACCACCGGTTCAGCAAAGCCGACTATTTCGTTGCAGAACCAGGACTATCAGTCAATTGCTACACCTATTGCTAATCTGGGTGTGTCTCTGACTGACGCTACATGGTACATGGAGTACACTGCCGAGGCAAGCGTCACTCAGGTCTTTCCTGTCATTCTGGCCGACGGGGCGGGCACGGTCACGGCATCCCAGGTCACGCTTCGTAACCTCAGTGCTGAACGCCGCTCCCGAATTGGAGTCGACAAAGCAATCGCGTCGGGGGTAAAGGTGACCGCAGTTGCCGGGCGCACTGGCGCAGTCACGTTGACCAAGGCAGACGTCGGACTCACCAACGTCGACAACACGGCCGACACTGCCAAGCCCGTTTCAACGGCTCAGGCCACCGCTATCGCGGCAAAGGTCGACACGACCGCCGCGGCCATTGGGCAGGTCTACTTCCGAGATGTCGGAGGCGCGGCTGGCGGAATCACCGCTGCCTCGGGCGCAGCCACCGCAGGCTCCCTCGTGCAGCGGCAGAGCGACGGATCGATTTTCGTTGGGACGCCAACTGTAGCGGGTAACGCGGCCACTAAGGCCTACGCAGACACCAAGGCGCCCATCGCTTCGCCGACCTTCACGGGCACCGTCTCCGGCATCACGGCCGCCATGACGGGCTCGGTCGCGAACGACGGCGCCATCCTCCGGGTCAAGCAGATCACGCAGTCGGCGTACACCGCGCTGGCAACGAAGGACGCGAACACCCTCTACGTGATTGTAGGCTGATGGCTACTGCACTCGGTACCGCAACGCCGTCGGCGTTCAAGGTCGGCACTGCCGACTGCACGGCCATCTACCTCGGCGGCACGCTGGCGTGGCCCACGACGACCCCGCCGACCGTGACGACGTACTCGTACGACTTCACGGGTGCCAACGGGTCCGCCGCCCCGACGGCCTTCTCCATCGCGAAGGGCATGTACGGCGGAGCCGCGTACCCGACGCGAGCGTCGACGATCCAGAACAACAAACTGGTGCTCAGCACCGGCACCGCCGCTGCTTGGTCGGGCGCCGCGTCTATCTTCCTCGGCGACCCAGCCAAGCCGGAGGGCAACGCCGCGACTGGCGCCCCGCCCATCGCATCCAACGGTACGTGGACGTTCGACTACACGCTCCTCAACCTGTCCGAGCAGTACCCCATGATCCTCCTGCGAGGGCGCGGGGCCGACCTCTGGCCGTCCGGAGGCGGGGCCAACCAGTTCGCCACCGGAACATACCTGCAACTCGGCGTCGCGGGCGGCGCGGTCGACATCATCACCGGCTACAACACCACGAAGGTCGGCGGGTTCAACTACAGTTTCACCTCAGTGGACCAGAAGGCCGAGATCACGCTCGACCGCAAGATGCTGTACGTGCGGCTCTGGCCCGCGAACGGTACGAAGCCGACGGGCTACACCTACTCCGGCGCCGTGATGGCGGATGAGTCGGACGGCAACATCGGCTTCGCCCTGTCGAACGGCCCTGCCGCGGAGCAGAAGACGCTCACCATCGACAACCTCGTTTACACGGCTCCCGTGCTGACGCTGGGATCGACGGTTGCCGCGCCGACCTCAGAGCCTGCCGGGTTCACGCGCATCTACACGGAGAACTTCAACGACACGGCGCCTGCGGGCACCGGCACGTCGTCGTTCCTCAACGTGTACTCGACGCGGGTCCAGCCGTACGACGAGGTCTCGCCTAAGTACCAGCAGCGAGCGCTCCTGTCCGCGCACGACGGCGTCATGGACGTCGCCATGAACGGCACCCAGGGTGCAGCGTGGGCGTACGGCTCTGCGAGCACGGCCAACGGCTTCATCGGCGGCCGGTTCTCGTTCCGTGCCAAGACCATCGGCGCCTACAACAACGGCCCGGCCTGGATGATTTGGCCGTCCAACAACGCCTGGGTCGAGGGTGAGATCGACTTCCCCGAGTCCGTCTCCGGCCCCGGCGGCACGCAGGGCTTCCAGGACGCTCCGTTCATCCACCACCACACGATGAACACCGACCACCCGAACGACCAGGCCGCAGCACAGGACGTCAACCTGCTCGTGTCCTGGCGCGACTGGCACGTTTACACAGCCGAGTGGTACCCGCCCGGCAAGGCTCCTACGCCGTACGCGGCCTCGCAGGGCTTGGTCATCTACTACGTGGACAACGTCGAGGTGTACCGCACGACGACGGACATCCCGAAGACCTACCACCGGTTCATGGCGCAGGTCGGAGAGTACGGCACGGCAGGCAACATGTACATCGACTACGTGACGATGGCAACGAAGGACTAACGACACTCGCCCCCTGGCTTCGGCTGGGGGGCTTGTCGTCGTCTACGGGGTCTGATACGCTGAGGGCATGTTATTCAACCCCGACCGCTTCGACGGTGAGAACAACACTACCGACGCCTACGAAGGTGGCTACGACGATGGCTACGCGGACGGCAAGGCAGACGCACTCCGCGAACTCAGGGACAGCGCATGACCTGGCCGTGGCGCACCCCGCGCCCCTACCGCGAGGTCATGCTCTCGTCACTCATCGAGTGGCGCGACAGCCTCATCACGGACATCCACTGGAACATGCAGAACGGTGACGTGCCGCTCAGCGACCCCCGCCGCCGGGAACTGGCGCGCATCGTGTACGAACTCAAGTGCCGCTCGGAGGCAAAGTGACCACTCTCCCGCCCCTCGTGGGCCTCATCGGTAAGAAGCGTGTC